CGTGGGGGGGTGTGCGAGTTAGGAAACATAGTCAACCTTTCAGTGATGGATAAATGGAAGGATAGTGAGGGAGATGACGATAAGGGTGCAGCATATCGTCACAATGTCAGAGCGGTCAAGAGGTTTGCTTGTGTATACAGTTATTGCACAGCTATTCTCAGGATCATTAGGGAAGGCCTCCGCTAATGACCTGGGAAATGTGCGTGTAGTGGGCCAATCCTGGTCATTCATGGTTTACCCCTCTTGAGACAGTTGATAGCCCTTGAGGGCATGCTCTAAGCCCTCAGAAATAAATTGAGTGAAGTGTTTGTCAAAGTCCTCAAAAGTATCGGGAAGGTGTTTCTTCCAGTGTTGACGCTCTTTCTCTAGCGTGAAGGGCAATTCCTCTGGGTTTGTATAACCGTCATAAACATCGTCAAGGATGTAAGAGGCCGCGTGTTTTGCCTCTTCTTGTTCGTAATCGTAAGTGCCGGTGAAATCAGTTGTTAACATGGTTTACCCCTTGAAATACATAAGAACGGCGGCAGGGCCAGCAAATAAGGCCACAAAGATAAGAGCGCGGATAAGGTCAAGAAATAGGCTTTTCATGGTGTCACCTTTGATTTTGCAAAGCAGAAAACGTATCCCTTGCCATCGGCGCTGTCACCGTAGCGCATATCGGACAAGTCCCATTCAAGGTTATATTTCTCAATCAAGCCTTTGACGGCTTCAAAGTGGCAGGCTTCATAACTTAGATCATGAGGATATGGAATAGTGAAACTAAAGCCAGAATTGGTGAAGGCTTTAATTCTTGTGCCGCGTGTGTCAGTAGCTGGCAATCGTTTAGTATGAATAGCAATCATGGGTACTACCTCATTAAGTTAGGATGATGCAACATTGCACCCAGTAACCCCACGCGTGAGGTTACTAGTTGAAATGTTAGAGAACAAAGTTGCTCAAATAGTTTGCATACAAAAACTGTTTCTTGTCATTGATCTGATACATGGGCTCTTTCCGGCGATAGAGCGGGTTGTTATATTCGCCTGCATATCTGATAGCCACTATCTCACCTTGTCTCAGATCATCCCAGCCATCATGAGTAAAGATGTTGGTTGCAACAACAGCCGTTTTGAATAGCTCATACTTTTTAGGATTGAGCTCAAAGTCTTTTTGATCGTATTTCATGGTTAACCCCTCAAGCGGCAATGTAATTTGTGCAACGATGACGGCGGCGGGCATCGAACCCGTTCGGTTTGCGTTGTCCCTTGATAAGCAAGGCATCAATACTAAAGCCCTTGCCGCTCTCAAACTCTCGCTCTTGAATCAACTCTTGCTTGAGTTCTTGAACTCTTGCTTCCACTCGATCCAATGACCCCTCATAGTATTCACGGTGAACCGTTGACATCGGGTAAGTAGTAACAAAGCCCTCAATAGCACCACGCTCCGAGGGTGAAGCGTGAATAATGAACTTGTATGTTTTCATGGCACTGCCCTTAAGTTAAGTTAGGAGTTAACGACACGTTATCCGTTGCCGTTGCCCTAGATTGTATACCTAGTTACTAGGTGTCAACATGTTTTTATCAACTATTTTTAGATAGAGATCTCATGTTGATCTGGTGTTTTATCACTTTGAGTAATGATCGGACAAGTGTGCAAGTGCAACACTCTAGTGTATACTTAGTATTACTAGAATACTTAACATTGTGTTTGTGTGTATGTATCTAGTATGTTGCATCTGTAATTAGGGTCAGATGAAAGGGTGTCTGTCTCTCCCCGCCCCCCGTGTCCAAACAATTAGGGACAGATGAACCCTCACCTTGCTAGCGTAGTGCTTAGCCATGCCAAGTGCTCGGCATGTGCTCAATTAGGGAATGGACACGTTGACAAAGTGCTCAGTTATGACATGTGAGGTGTGGAACTTGAATGGGGACGGAGGGGGTGAAAAGGTGTGCCCCCCACATTACCCCCCCATAAAAATTTTCTAGTTTTCCTGTAAGATTGCTGTGCAATTCGCAGTTGCACTTGTTCACTTTATGCCCGCCACTTGTGCGGGCTTTTTTTTGGCTGAGTGAAACGAAGACACTGGTGCTTGCGTGCAAGCAACTTATCTAGTAGTATGCAGATATAAGTTGAGAGGGTTGTATGCCTAGTGTGAAGATAGAGATAGATAGAGATATAAAGATGCCTGTAAGTCGGGTGGTGTATGACTACCCTTACGAGGTGATGGACATAGGGGATTCTTTTGTTGTGCCGCTGGAGGCTAGGGCGAAGGTGCTCAATGCCAACTACAGGGCTGGGAAGCGGCTTGCTAGGGCTTTTGAGGCACGAACAGAAGACGGTAGGGTCAGAGTATGGAGAACCAAATAAAGGTGCTGTATGGTTGATTTCCTCTGGATGGATGAAGATGAACTCAGGTGGCAGTGCAACCTGTTGTTGATCCGTCTTTACCAGAGTGAGGCCGTGCGGGTGATGCAGCAGCAGCAATTACAAAAAGTTTATGAGACAGGTTATGAGCGTGGCGTTACGGACACAGTTGTACGAATCGCGCTTGCAGATGAAAAGAGAAATGCTTGTTGCCATGCACTGCACTAGGAAGCAGCAAAAGATTAAGCTAGCTAAGTCTTGGAAAGCAAAATACAGTGAGTGGCATTACAAGGAGTTAATCCGGCTGGCTAGGAACAGAGATGTTGCTTGGGAGATAGCAGGGTGGACAGATGAACAAATGGGGAAACCATAATGAAATTTAATCTCCAGCAGTTCTACAAGTTCTGTGCAGAATTGAAGATTGAGACTAAGGAGGCAGGCTTACAGAAGATGGGTAAGCTGCTGGGTACTCAGACCTACACGATGAGTGAGATAGCAAAAGGGCTAGACAATGACATTCACTTCTTTGTTATCCTCAAGGGTCGTCAGTTGGGTATCACGACAATATCGTTGGCTCTCGACCTCTACTGGCAGTTTACGCACCCAGGCTGGCAGGGAACGCTGGTGGCTGATACGGAGGAAAACCGTGACATGTTCCGCTCGACTCTGGGCATGTACATGGAAGGACTCCCCAAGCAGTACAAGATCCCGTTATCTGCCCACAATAGAAACCAGCTTGTACTCAAGAACAGATCAAGAATTTTTTATCAGATCGCTGGCAATAAATCTCGTTTGGGGCAGGGCAAGGCGATCACTTACCTTCACGGCACAGAAACTGCCTCGTGGGGAAACGAAGAGGGATTGGCCTCTCTGATAGCCTCTCTTGCTGAGAAGAATCCTGAGCGGCTTTACATGTTTGAAAGCACCGCACAAGGCTTCAACATGTTCCACGACATGTACAAAACTGCTAAGACTGCTCGTACTCAGAAAGCCATCTTTTGTGGCTGGTGGCGTAACGAGTACTACATGATTGATGCTGAGACCCCTGAGTACAAAGCCTACTGGAACGGCAGACTAAAGCCTGAAGAGAAGGAGTGGGTCAAGGACATTAAGAAGCTCTACAATTACGAGATCAACTCCCGCCAGATAGCTTGGTGGCGCTGGAAAATGACAGAAGGGATTAAAGACGAGTCTCTGATGTACCAAGAGTTTCCCCCTACAGAAGACTATGCCTTTGTGATGACAGGCACTAGCTTCTTTTCTAACTCCCGCTGTACAGACGCAGCCAAGATTGCGAAGACAAAACCTTATGAAGCCTACACCTACGTGTTTGGTAGTCTGTTCCAAGACACCCAAGTCGTGCGAGCAACTGAGCGACTGTGTACACTCAAGATCTGGGAGCAACCCATTGACACTGCTTACTACGTCATCGGTGCAGATCCTGCCTACGGATCCTCAGACTGGGCAGACCGATTTTGTATTCAAGTGTATCGAGTCTATGCTAACGGTCTCGACCAAGTGGCTGAGTTTGCCACCTCAGAACTCAACACCTACCAGTTCGCCTGGATCATCGCCCACCTTGCCGGAGCATACAAAAACTCCACCCTTAACCTTGAGGTTAACGGCCCGGGACAAGCAGTTATTAACGAGATCCGCAACCTGAAACGCCATGCAGCCGCTACAGGAGGCGATATGGGCCGTGGCCTTATGGACGTCCTTGGCAGTATGCAAAACTACATCTGGCGGCGTAATGACACCCTTGGTGGGCTTTCTAACTCCGTGGGGTACGTCACCACTCACAACTCTAAAGAGCGGATGATGAACTACATGAAAGATTATTTTGAGCGCGAGATGATGAAGATCTACAGCATGGACACGCTGGAAGAAATGAAAACCATCGTGCGTGAGGACGGCTTCTTGGGCGCACCTGGACGCGCTAAGGATGACCGTGTTCTTGCCTCTGCCCTTGCTGTGGTGGCCTACGCTGAGCAAGTGCAGCCAAGGTTGATCGCTCAAAAGATCACACGCGAAATCTCTAAGAAGCAAGAAGAAATGACGCCAGAACAGATTTCTGTGGGTCGCAACGTCAGCAATTACCTGAAAGGGATTGGTCTCTATGGATCCACGCCCATTGCCTAAGAAAGAGCTGCTACGGCAGGTTAAACGCTTCCTGAAAGACCCTCATCGCGGTATTTCTCAGGTTATGTTCTCAGAACTGTGCGGCATCTCACAAACGCTTATGGAGCGGGTCTTCTTGATAGAGGACTTACCCATGACAGAGACAACCCAGATACGGGTTAACAAGGGCTATAGAGAATGGAAAGAAGGCCGTGTGCGTGTGATGCGTCGCAAGGACATGACACGGTTTGTAGAGTACAAACAGAAGGCTGAACCAGTCATCGTGACCAGTATGGGGGTCAAAATGA